AAAGCGTCTTTCCGCATTGCGGAAAGACGCTTTTTCTCTGCTTTTTTTCGGCAGAGAAGTGATTTGCGGAATGATTTGACATGGATTTTACATGGTTTGTCTTTTGTCCTTTACATACAGCCGGTACACTGATAAGTGTGAAAAGGGGAAAACCCAAATATCAAATAAAAAAGGAAGACAAACATGAAAACCGAAATTACTCGTGAAACTGTTCTCGCCATCGCTACCGAACTGGCTATCGGAGAGTCGAATCGAGTTCTAGCGCAACGCGATAATGCTATCTCTGCAGAAAGGTATTGGGATAATCACGCTTATGGCCTTAAAAATGCTTGCAGTATCTTTCTTGGAACATGGCCAGCCGTTTATCTGGTCGAAAAGGTTGAACGTCCTTATATAGTCGTGTCGTTCGAATGCCTGGACGCCGAAAGCGAATTTTATTTCGACGCTTACACGTTCGAGCTAATTAATTAATTTCAAGCCTGCCACATGGCAGGCTACAACCTGGACACGTGCGAGCGCGTCCAAGTTGTCGGATGATTTCGGAACAGAGTACCGTTTGTTAGTTCAATATCCCGACCGTTTATATACTCACACGTTTGAGGATAAGAAGGCAGCTGTTCAGGCATATTTTTCCGAGTGTGAAAGCATGCTCGAGTTTGTGTAGAACGTGCCGGGGCTGCAGGTTTAATCTTCAACCCCATTGCTGGAGGAAGAATCATGCAACTATCTAAAATTCTATTCCTTATCCTTGGCGCGGTGTCCGTGGCCTGGTTTTTCAAGACGGACAATACTAACGTTCTTCCGCTTTCCGCGTTCTTTTTCACTCTGGCCGTCGTTTAGAAAGGGAAACCAATGGAAACTATTTACAGCTTTTTTCTCTGCGCGTTTATGCTAGCCGCTACGATCGCCCTAGTCGCTGCAGCTGTGGCACTGCTCATGCTCATTAAAGACATGCTCGAATAGAAGGGTGATATCATGGTCCATCAAATCATTCTACCCGTCGAACGTTCGGCCATTGTAAACAAATACCTGGCAGAGTTTTCCACGGCAACGAACCCCGTAGAACGCTCGATTCTATGGAAGAAAGTTATCCATGAGTTTCGAACTTGCACATTCATCCAGACGGACGACGAGAATATAGTAGGGGGCAGAATATACTGGCTCGTTCAACAGCACTCGTATCGAATGACATGGTACGAGATAGCCCAAGGCACTGTAACAGGCTTAACCAGAGACAAGTACGCGGTTAGAAGCAACGGCCATGATCGGGTGATACATCCGAACCAGGTGGTAGCGATAGAAAGGAAACGCTGATATGAAAATGACCGTAGAACGCGAGTTGCGTGTAGAAGACGTTTTTTCAGGCGAAATTATTTCGGTCAAGACTGGAGAGGTAACGGAAGAAAATTCCGAAATAGATTCCTGGCTTGCACGCACATACGCTCGTAAGTACGGGTACGTTTTAACTAAGGGCGAAGAGGGCATTTTGATTTCATTGGATTTTGGGTTTGAGGATATCGGCGACGCCATAAACGCGTGCAAGGCCGCTGCCCTCGATAATCTTTATCGTGTATATGTAGAATGGCAACATTTTGAGTTTGGAGTAGAAAGCATGAAGACATTTGATGAACTCGAAGCCTATTACTCAGCTGAAATTACGCACGCATTGTACGAACTTCGCACGTCTGGAGCAACCGCTGATGAGATTTGGGAACGCCTGGATAAAATTCGCGATGAATATGCCGCAGAATACGAGAAACTCTGTTTTACGACAATGAAGCGAGAGTTTTTAAAACTTTAGAAATAAAAGCCCGTCGCTAGACGGGCTTTATTATTTCAATCCGCACATCACAAGCATATCCAACCACATTTCGCGCGTGGCGTCGCTGTCGAAGTAGCATTCTCCTTGGGAGTAGCTTCTCATGGCGAACTTAATAAGCGGAGCCGTGCGATCGATAAGACGGGTATCTGGCGTCATATCGTGCCGCGTTAGAACGGCGATGGCCTTATTCTGTGGCGGCTTTCGGTCAATGAAAACGTTGCCCGTGTGGAAGTCCTGCCAGACTGCAAAGGGAATTCCCTTGAACTTCATGGCCACGATGCAGTCGCACCCTTTTGGACGCTTCTTCACGAATAGCCCCGTGGCGTTGGTGAACTCGCTTTGCTGGGCGTACTCGGCATAGTCAGATCCTGCCGTGAACATGCCGATATTGGACTGGGCCGAATACTTCTCGAATTCTTCGCAGAAAGCGTTCTCGTAATAGACGTGGCTATTCCCAACTTTGAAATACCGTGTAGAGCCCTTAGGAATAGGCGTTATCCCCCAAGCTTGAAACAACGGATTAACCAGGTCTGCGTTGTTCGCAAGGCAAACCAAGATAACGCGGTTCTCTCGGCGGTCGAACGTCTCCCACATATTCATGAGCATATCGACGCAGCCCGAGGGATAGGGTACGTTCTTCTTTTCCTTAATGAACTCGTCGAGAACCATCAGCGTGCAATTTGCAGCCGTGGTGCCTTTGTATGAATCGAACGAGGTCAGCGCGTACATTTGCCCAAGGTTTTCCCACTTCGGCTTCCACTTCTCGGTAGCGTTCGTGGGCTTTTTCGAAACCTGCATCATGCGCCCGTTCATGCGGAAGGTGTAACCAGGGAACTCGTTGTTTCTCTCGATATCCGATAAGAAGCCCTCGGGGCTTCGCAAGATTCGTTCAATCATCGCGTCGTTGTATCTGATGTAAGCCCACGTCTCGCCCTTTTCGAGGTATCGTTTGATGCCCTGCTTCTTCATGGCATACGTTTTGCCAAGGCTTCGAGGCCCCGTGCAAAGGCGCACGGGGCATTTCGCGCCCATCAAATTGCTCGGGTCCCATCGGGCCCATTTAGGGATGCCGCCCATCAGTCCTCCAAAAATCTGTAAATCATCAAACCCCAACCCTGGTTATTATAATCCTCCACCGGGTCAGCTTCCACCTTGGGGCATGGAGCGGAGCCTGCGCCCCACGCGATGCCATCGCCCCAGTACCACCCCACGTGTTCGCCGTACTGGTTGTACATGAGAATCAAGTCTCCAGGCTTCATGAGGTCTCTTTGGATGCCGTCGCATATCTTGGTAGCGGTCGTGCGCATCGTGTACGTTGACGTGCCGAGCCAATTGTATTTGCCGTTGGTGACTTTGTTCGCCGCCCACCAAATGCAAGCCGAACAGTCTGTGAAGCCGCTCACGTCGGGCTCCAAGCGTCCTGCGCTTTGGGCGTATTGGAACTTGCCTTTGTTGGCTTCCCATAAGGCTTTCATCTTCTTGAATTCCTCGGTGCCCCCTCCTGTTGAGCTGCCGCCGCCCGTGCCAGGATATTCCGGAGCCGATGCATTGCGAAGCGGGAGCCATACTCCATTGCCCGTGTTGTGGCAAATGAGCTTGTCTCCGTTGCCCATCTTGCCATATACGATTAAGTCGTTTCCAGCCAGCTCGATGCGGCTCACGCTGCTCGAAACCTGGCCGTTGGTGCCAGGATTGTTGCCAGGAGTGTAGTCGCTTTGACCGAAGTCGGGCGGGGCAGACGTGCCGTCCCACGAATTGAGCAGACCGTATGCCTTGTTGTATCGGTTCGAGTATCCCGACACGGGCCACGTGTTGAGCGTGGCCGATAGGTACTCGTCAAGGCTTCTGTTGCCGCCTATGTTTGCCAAAATCTGGTTCGCGCTCGCTGGCCGCTGGTGGTACACGGTCAGCATGAAGATGGTTTCCTTAACCTTGCTCGTGTCCATGCCCCACCCTTCGAGCGTCGAGAAAGCGCCGCCCGTGCCGAATACCCAATTCATGAAAAACTCATCTTGCACCTTATGGTTCGCCGCATCCTGCGCAGAAGCCACCCACGAGTTCGCATCGTCGTTGTAAAGGTAAAAGCCGCTCCACCAATTCCACTCGCTCGAAGGATGGGTGTCCACTGCATTACGCAGTCGGCTGCTGAGCTTGGCATAGCTTTCAGGCGCATCGGCTTTGAGCTTTTCCATCAGCGAGCACGCGTTCGCGCCGTAAAACTGGCCGATGCCGAGCGTGATAGGGTCGCTCATGTTCACGCTCGCGTAGTCGCACCCTGATTCGACCGTGCATATTACGTACTCGGTATATTGCTGCTGCTCTTTAGTCCAAGCCATTTCGCCTCCAAATACAAGTGAACCCGCAGCGCTTACCAGATTCCTGCGGGTTCATGGATAATATTCGTCGGTATCCGACTGCTCTATTTTACGTCAATTTTGAAAAGCTGCGCAAGCTTCGAGCCTGCGAGCTCGGGACTGAGCTCGCAGATATTCTCGAAGATGCTCACGATTTCGGTAAGTATGATGAACACGCACACTGGCACGAACAGCGGTAGCGTGAACCCCAAGTCGATGTACTGCATAGCCCATTCAATCAGCGCTGCCAAAAGCATGGTCAACACGAACCCGCACTTGTGCCAAAGCCCGTCTCGCATTTTCGTCGAGTTGACTGTTTTGTTAGCTACGGCCTGCGCGAAGCCCGTCAGCAAATCCATGGCGATGAACACCAGAGCGAAAGCTGTGATATGCCAGTCCATCTCATTTCCTCTCAATCGTGATTTTGTATTCGTCGTTCTCTAGCGTGGATACAGAAGAATCTGCGCCAGCGTCAGTGCCCCCACTATCAGTTTCACTATTATCTCCCAGCGCATAAGCCCTCCACTGATTCTCTGTTCCATAGAATAGCGATAAGTCCAGGTTTCCATTGTACCCGCTCACGCGCCCATCCGAGCAGAATTGCCAGGCCACTACATTGCCCTCGGCTTCTGGGCATTCCCAGCTTTCGGCCTGCTCGAAGCTCGGGGAGGTAACTGCCGGGTACTCTGCCACCCATCTGGCGCAGTTCGGTTCAACTCCGCCTTTGTTGAATCGCCAGGGGTTTGCGTATATCCACGGCCAAACGCCTGTCTTATCATGCACTTCCTGCATGAAAGCGTTCACCCATCCAACGTTCTGGTTTCCCTCCCAGTCGAGGATAGGTATTCCCTTGCGGAAATACCCTTGGCAGTTGCGGACAAAGAATTTCGCTTCCTCGATCGCGCTGTTGCTGCCAGCGAAATGGTAGAAGCCCCAAGGCTTGCCAGCGTTGATGCATTGCTGAACCCAGCCATCGCAGTACGGGTCTACGAAAGTAGCGCCCTCGGTGGCCTTGCACACAACGCCGTCCACATTGGGGAGAAGGGCAGGGAGGTCGATACCTCCCTGCCAGTTCGATATGTCGATGAAGCGCATCATGGCTACTCGATTGCCCAAATCGCGTATGAGCGCGTAGTATCAATGTCCTTGATGTTCGTAACGCTGGTATTATTTCGAACATGAAGCGTTCCACCATAGATTTCGGCTACCTTTTTACCCCCGCTTGTGATGCCACTCGGGAATTCGGTGTAAAGCGTGCAAGTAATGTTAGACATTCCCGAGAAAAGCGACCCGTAACGGGCGTTTTTCAGATTTCTGTACAGCGCATCAGCCTCGTAGATGGTGTAGCCAGCGAGCGCGTAGATGCCTGCCCAGGTTTTATTTCCCGCCTTAATTTGCGAGTGTTCCTGAATCAAAAGAACGTCGTTCGAAGATGCCTGAATGATTACATTGTAGGGGAGCTTGCCGAGCTGTGCTTGCACTGCTGAAACGTCCTGCATGTAGCCGACGGTAACGTTCGTGATGGGGTTTCCGTCAGACACGGTGGGCAACTGCGTCGAGCCGTCGAACGTGATTCCGCACATTGAGTTGTAATCTCCGTTGGCCCAACCCTTTGGCATTTCGGTGTCAACGTCAACGTTCCACACGCAACCTACGTGATTGTCGGTAAACGCGGTTGTTTTGATGGGATTGTTATGCAACCACAGCTTGCCATCGTAGATGGTGGCCTGCTCGATTTCCTCGCGCCACACAAAGCCCAGCGTTTCATCAATCGGGATAGTCTTGATGTATTTAAGCTTGTCCGTGAACACGTTGATGCAGTTCGAACGGCAGCTCAGGAATACCGAGTATTCTTTGGAATAACTGCAAGCCTGCTGTGTGGAGTATTCCTGGCCTGCGCTGCTCGGCAAGTACACAGTTCCGATTTTACTCGAAACGGTGCATGCCTTGTTGACGTAATAGAAATTCGTCAAGTAGTCGGTTGCCCAGTAATACTCGTTGTCGGTGTCCTTGTAATGGCCGAAGCCCCAGCACGCGCCCAAACCGAATTGGGCTGGGCTGATGGTTTTCGTGAGTGTGAGGGAGCTGTTCGTGACTTGGAAGAAATAAATCTGGTTGCCCTTAGTGGTCGTAGAGCTGCCTGCCAAAATGAGCTCGCCGTTGTAATAGCTCATGCCGTTTCCATGGAACTCGGTATCGCCTACATTGTAGGTGGCTACTACAGTGCCCGTGCTCACCTTGTAAAGGGTCACTTGTGACACGCCCGTGCCGTATCCGTAGATGGCGTACAAATCGTCTCCGCAAGGGCACCCGCCTTGGCGGTCGTAGTTGCCAGTAGTGCGGAACAGCGCGGCAGCGTTCGTGACGTGGTTCGTGATTCCGTCGTATTTGGTGGCGTTCTCCAGGCTGTCCAAGCCTTCATGCAGTTCTGCGATTGATGCCGTGTGGTCTGCCACCGTTTCTTCGAGCCCGCTCACGGTCGTGGTCAGATTGCCCGTATCGGTTTCGAGCTTCTCGATTTGCGTGGTATGCCCCTCAACGGTATGGTTGAGCGCGGCGAAGTCCCTGCCAGCCTGATCAGCCTTGGTTGCTACGTCGTGCACAGCGGTGTCAATCGAAAGCATCGCGCCGTTGAAATCGCCGAGCCACGTGGGCTGGTCGTTATTGACAAAAATCGGCAGTTTGTAATTAGTCGTCGATTTCGAATGGCTCATTAGAATCACTCCCCTTTGATATGTCGTGAAATAATTTCGATTAGCTTTTGCACGAATGCATAGGATACGCACTTATTCATCGAAGACCTCCCAAAGTCACAATCACGCCGTTGCCGCCTTCATCTTCCACGAGTTTTACCTTACCGTATGCCACCTTGCTATCAGCGCTTGTTTTGGCGGCGTTGGCGGTTGTGGGAGCAGTGTTGGCTGTGGATTGAGCTGAATTTGCTGCAGATTTAGCAGCCGCAGCGTCGCTGACAGCCGTCGTCGCCTTCTTTTGTGCGGAATCGGCTGCAGATGCGTTGGCCTTCATCGTGGTGTCAATTGTCGTAAATGCCGGGTTAAGCTGTCCAATGACGTGAAACTCATCGTCGTTTTTCCACTGCGGCAGGCTGTAATTGGAAGTAGTCATTCTCGAACTCCTTACACTAAAATCAATGTGTCCTCATTGCGTGCAAACGCAACTCCATTGCGCACCAATTGCGCATAGAAATCATAGCTCAACAATGCAAAGCATGTGTCGAAATCTCGGGCCAAATATTCGTTGCTGTCATAGAAATACGCTGTCATGCCGCATGTATCATAGTCAATCGCTGTTACCGAAAACGGCCTATCGAAATCGTATATGCTCTCGCATACGGTTTTAATGGGCCGAATATCGCCGTACGTCGGGTCGAACACAGTGCCAGGGAATTCTGTGAGCTGGTTAATAAGCCTAAGCAGGTGGTTGTACCTTATACCAATGTCCACCTTGATTGCATCGTCCTGCGCGTCTACATACTCCCTGATGCCATTGTCCTGCGCATCCACATACGCTTTGAGGGCTTCCGCAGAAGCGTCAATCATGGCTTGCGCCGTATCGACGTCGAGCGTGTTCATGTCGAGCGTGGACGAATACAGATACAGCCAATGAATCTGGTCTTCGGGCGTGCGCATCTGGTCGAAAGTCACCGAATCAAGCCCCGTATACCCAGGCATGCTAGGCTGCATGTTCTTCGCCTGCGTGCTGGCAGCGTTCTGGCCCGTGAGAGCCGTGAACCCATAAGGCGCGTACATGTCACTTCACCACCTCTCGCTGCTCTAGGATGTCGATGGCTTCCGCCACTTCCGCCAGGCAGGCCATAAGGCTCAAATGGAGCTGGTGGAGAGCCTTATACATAGGCACATCGTCCATATTCATGGCCCGCTGGGCTTCGCTCGAAATGTATTCCGCCTGGCTTTCGAGCTTGATTCTCTGATACACCAAATCGTGCCTGTGCACTGTTCCTCCTTACATCGGCAAATCGTCCCAAGTCTGCATGAACAGCGGTTCCAGCGCCGCGAATACGAGGTTGTCCGTTGCCACGAAACTCGAAGCCATCATATCATATACGGCATTTCCCACGCTGCCCGAGATATTCTCGTAATGCGCCTTGGACGTTCCCTTTTGGCTTCCGTCGTTCGTCTGCTTGTTGAGTCCCGTCAAGTATTGCTCGCCGTCCGGGTTGTTCAAGAAAACCTGGGGAGTGCTCGAAGCGGTCGCGACGCCGACGCCAGTCGAGCTGCCCTCGCTCTCGCTGTCGTTCCAACCTTGCGCCGTGGCGAACGGATTGAATTGCTCCTTGCGCACAAGCTCATACACCTTGTTGTAATTGGGCATCTGTTCATTCATGCGCCTATTGAGGTAGAAAATGAACATAGCGGGCGTGTCGCTCGCGATTCGGCGGTAGGCGAAGTGATTCCAAATCGCTCGGTTGAGCTTTTCGCGATACGCTTCATCGAAAATGGGATAGTCCTGCATCCCCCAGTCATAGCCCAGGGCGTCCGTTATATCGCGCAAGGTGTACTGGTGCTCCTCAAGTGTCGTGAAGTCGTTGTTGTTAAACGTTAGCATTCATGGCCTCCTTAGAAGGTTGAATAACCCCTCCGCTGTCCAAGAATTGAGAGCCTTGCGCTATGGGCCATGAATCGTCGGTTTGCGGCATATGCGGAACGCTCCATTTCACATCGCAATTCCATCCGTACATCTCGTTTATCTTCTTGCAGAACTCCTTGCGCGGCTTCAAGAACGAATTGCGCTGAATCATGAATTGCTCGTTGTTAGCCAGCGTCTCGGCGGTCTGCACGCGCTCCTTCTTCTCGGCGGCGGCGTTGTTGTCGATGCCGAGCATCGTATAAACCGCCGACACGATTTTAAGCTCGTCGTTTAAGATATCCGAACCTGCGTAAGCCGCCTTGTTCATGGTCTGCAATACTTGGATGTTCACCGCCTGCATTCCGCTCGCGTTCATGAATATGGCTGGCTGCCCTGAATCGATTCTGTTGTACATATCCTGGGCTTGCTTCTTCGAATACTCGTCCACGCTTATAACGTATGGAACGCGCATCGCCCTCACGTGCTGGTCTACTGTCGTATCCATGTCGGCCAAGCGCTGCGCCTGCCTATCCAAAAGCTGCAGCACAGGGAAACGGGCCAGGTTGTCCCAACAGATAACGGCGTCTGGGTGCATGAGCTCGCATTTCTTTCCGTATTGGTTTGAGCCCGAGCGGTCGAACCAATAGTTGCAATGGCGGCGCTGTCGGTTGCCGTTGGGGCTGTAGATATCAATCGTATTCGGGTTTCTGTACAAATCGAGGTTGCCTACGGGAGTCATGCGCCCTGCCCAATACGTCATGATGCCAGAAGTCGAGCGCTTGGTGGCGGCGAAGCTTCCCCAACCGCAAAGAAGCGTTTCGAGGTATCTCGCGTCCATGCCCTCGGGAAGTCCGCTCCATTCGAAGCGGGAAATGGCGGCAGTCCAAAAAAGCTGCCGCCAATAGTCGTAGGTGCGGTATTGCTTCACCGAAGCTTGCCACCGCTTCACATAGCGCTTTCCGAAGCACGCGACGTCAGGCGGCACGAATTCTGCTGGGTCGAAAATTGCTGGTGTCATTCGCTCTCCTTTCATCAATACGAGATATTATACAGCGGCGCATTGTACTCGGATTGGTCAGCCGGACGTAGCTCGGTATGGTTGATATCGTCTGGGTTGCCCCAAACGGTTACTCCGCGTTCGAGGATGCCGCGAATGACATCTTTCTCCGCTTCATTGGCCTTGGCGCAGTCGATATACGTTTCCGACGCTTTCCAATACGAGAACTTCTTCATTACTTTTAGCTTTGCCATGCCGCCATTGATATTGATATAGCGGTGAATCTGGTTTCCATACCGGAGCATATAGTCACACGCGCCCTGGAATGCAGCGCCGTATGCCTGCTTATACACGATGCCGAAGCCCGAAAGTCCATTCTTCCAGAGGAAACCATTGCCGCCGAGCTGTCCCGCCGTGGATGGCGGTGTGAGCTGGGCGTCTTGGTAGGCGGCATTGATTCCACGTACTGCGTTTTCATAATCGCCCTGATTAACCTGGTTGGCAAGGTTCAAGTTGTTTCCCGCTACCTGCCGCGCGAGGTTGACGTTATTGGCGTTCTGCGTCGCGCCAGTCATATTGCCTACGATATCCTGCGCGGAACCCCACGAATTCGCGCCGATTTGGCCCATGGCGCTTCCAAGGGCTCCGTTTACAATGCCGCCGATGGAAGGTGACGCCCAGCCTCCAATTCCGTCCTGCGAAATCACCGGGGCTGTAACAGCCTGCTGCCCGATGGCATTGGCGAGCCCATTCGGCGATGCATTGAAATTCGCCTGGGTATTCTCTGCCCCGAGCATGGCATTGTTATAGGCGTTCTGCGCTCCCATGTTCGACTTATTGAGCGACCAGGCTGCGTTTGCATACTGATACTGGCGCGTGTTCGTGGTCGAAGCCATATAGGTTATATAATTGTTGTTGACGATGGAGAACTGCGGGAAGTCCGCCATCCAGAGCGCGGTATCGAGGAAGTCGCCGCTGTCAATGACGCAGGTAGAAGGTTTTCCGTCGCCTAGCCTGATATATTGATAGGTATCCGTCTCAAAAGATTCGTCCGAGCCGTTGCAATTGTAGGCCGTCGGAACCATAGCCACGCGGGCGAATGGGGCGATGGCGCAGCACACGGCCAAAAGCGAAATCTTGTTCCCCCACAAAAGCTCGGGACGCAAAAAGATTGAGTTGCCTGAATAGGTCGTGAGCTCCACTACGGAATACGGATAGCAAAGCAGTTTTTTATAGGGCTGCATCGCGTAATCCTGGCCGAATCCCCATTCCGACAGCTTCTTATAGATATCGGTAATCTCGATATATCTTTTGCCCGTGAGCGCGTCGGTATCGCCGATGAAATGCATCATGACGCCAGAATTTCCGAAAAGCTCAACCTCTGGGCCTGCACTCAAAAGGCGCGATGGGAAGGTAGTCACCGATACGATGCATTGGGCTACCCACGACTTCTGCTGCAACGCTTCCATGAATTGCTTGAACACGGTTTGCCGCATGGAATACACATTGCAGCCCGAGGGCAAGCCGTCAGCCGATTGTCCGTCGGCAACATTGAGGTTAGGCGAATCAATCGTGCCTGGGTCAGCGGCCAAATTGGCCGTGGACGTGACGATAACCCACCCAAGCTCCCCGCTGTCCGGCTCGGTGAACGGAAACCATTCCTTGCCGATAATCGCATACGTATTGCCTACGCTCACGCCCTCGTCTATATCGCAATATCGGCGCAGGGTGTTTCCCGTGATAGCGGTAAGGCTTTGGTTCATTGCCGTGTTGGAAATTGCCGCGTGCCCCGATACCGCGAAAAGGCGGTCGATGGATACGCCGAATTGGTAGGTTTGGATAACGTCGAGCTGCAAGGTAATCATCGTCGTTTGCGGATTGATATAGCTCGCGGACGTGATGAAATAGCACAGACGTATAGGCTGTTCCTCGTATTCGACGGGCTGCATGGGATTTTGCACCACCACGTAATTGTATTTGTACGCAGCCGAATACGGAACGGGTATATTGATTGGCTCATTCGGCGGGAGGTATGAGAACTTGTCCGAAGTCCATCGCTTCGAATCTCCTGCGTAGGCCGTATCGAAATAATCATCTCGCTGCTGCTGATTGTCCCAAACCACGATATCTCGGTAATTCGCGTCCCACGGAACCTGCAGCAAAACAACTTCGGTGCCGACGGGCCACGTGTTCGGCGTCAAAACCTGGGGAATGTCTGGCATATATCCTCCTTAAAAGAAAAGGGCTGTTCTTGCGAACAGCCCTCATTATAAGCCATCGGATTGCTTACGCGATAACGGTCACTGCCACCTTCGCTACAACGTTTGGCTCGGTCGGGTCTCCGCCCTTCGCCACGAGAATGATAGAGGTAGAACCCTTTGCGATGCCAGACACAGTGAGAACATCGTCTGCCACGTTCGCGACGGTCGCGATTGAATCGTCCGCGCTGTAGGCTTCATAGCTCTTGTCGGTGCCGTTCGAAGGGGTCCACGCCAAAGCGGAAGTAGCGTTCGCACCAACCTTGACGCTGACTTCCGCGCCCTCGAGCTTCGTCATATAGGTAGTGCCTGCGACGGTGACTGTGTAAAGCGCCTGGTACTGCGAATCGGCTACGGACGGTGCCGCAATAGTCACCTTGTCGATATCGTGGCAGTTGCCCGAATGGAAAACGCCGTTAGAATCAACGAACATTTCTGCAGGCAACGTCTGCACAGCGCCACGGCCGTTGAACGCCTTGATGGAGTACACGACGGCCTGGTTGGGCGAATTCGTGCCGTTGACCGTGGCGATAAGCTGCACTTCCTCGCCAGGCTTAATTGTGGAAGAGGTGTTTCCTGCAGCGTCCTGCAGGGTAACGCTCGTGTAGGTAGCCTTCGCAGCCGTAATCTCCGAATCGGGGCGGGTAGAAAACATCGTAGCGCCGAGGAAGAGGGAGTAGGAAAGCACCTGCCAGATATGATAGAAGGTGTTGTACGAAAGGTTGTCAGGGTTCATAGGCGAAACCATGGAAAGCGGCCCCAGAGTATCAGCAACCTGGAACCATTCCTCATCGAGAAGAAGCGCCTGGCAACCTGAAATGGGCAGCTCGTCGAGAACAATGATATCGTCGGCCACAAGCTTTTGGCCCTCGTTGTGGAAGGCGAAAGACATGTTGGCGGCCTCGAGCGCAGCGTTTACGTCAGCGTCGATAATCGCGATAAGGCGGTTCGATTTAGTCGCAAGTCCCTTGTTGCGGCCCTCGGGCGAATACTCGGTGCGGAAATACTTCATCTTGGTATAGGTGGCATTCATCGCGCGAATGAGCTTGATGCCGCGCTCCACCTGCGTGTTCAGGTCGTTCCCCAAGTTGTGCAAATCATCAACCTGAATATTCCAAAAGCCCCACAGATTATCATAAGTCTCTGTCAGAGAGCGCATAAGCAGATACTCGTCGTTGTTCGCCGAAGCGATGGGAGCTTCGGTGAGCGAATTGAAGAACGCGGAGATGGATTCTCCCTCGATGAACGAACCGCGCAAAACATCCTCCATCGGAATATTGATGGTGTATTTGTCACGACGATTCTCGGTATGGAAAATCTGATGGATATCAGGCTCGCGGCCCTCGCGCCCGAAGACGTTCTCGGCTTTAGCGTCGTACGCACGCGCCTTGATAAGATTCGCCTGCACTTCCTGAATGGTACGGCCATAGCGCAACGCAGGACGCTTGAGCTTCGCCAGAGGGTTGGTGAAATTCATGCGGTCGTTGATTTGCACGCGGCCGATACGGCCTAGGAACACGTTCCAAAACACATCCCAATTGGGAGTATAGGCGTTCATCGCCTGCAACGTGGCCGCTACGCTGCCCTGCGTGGTAGCGGGCACGCGCTCTTTGTAGTCGTTCGGCGCGTACTTGCGCACGGTATCAAGAATCTGGGCGTTGGTCAGATTCAAACGGCCCTCTTCATTTGTCAATTTAGATTTTGCTGGCATGGTATCTCCTTACAATCCGAGCATGGAATCGAGGTCGAGTGCTTCGCCATCCTCACCGAAATCTTCCAGCTCGGGGTCGGTATCCGTATCCTCACGGTCGATGGAAATAGTCGCGAGCGCTTCTTTTACTGCCTCGAGCTCGTCTTGCATCGCGGAAAACTGCTCGCGAAGCTGTTCCACTTCGCCCCAATCATGCTCTTCGACTTCCTGCTGCTGTTCCTGGGCTTCCTCTTCCTCGGCGGGGTCTCCGCTTTCCTCTTCGCGGGTTTCCTCTGCTTCGGTTTCTGCCGCCTGTGTTTCGTCCATACTAGCACCTCCATATTCGCGACGATATGAACGGCCATATAATAGCACGAAACCCCATCCCGTGTTTCGGGTGGGGTTTCAATGGTTGCCCAGCTAACGTCCCTAGCCCATGGAAGTGTGCCCACTGGGCGCGGTCCCTGTTAGGGTTGCGGTCGCGCCATCTATCCGTCTGCGGCATTAAAAGAACGCACCGAGCATCAACATTATGCGTGAAGCATATACACGCTGTCAACCAGAACCACACCGCCAGGAACGGTTTTAGGCATGAGCTTCGCATGGCCTGGAATGATATCGCCGTTCTCATCGGTGTTCGAAAATCCATAGTCGAAATTGTCCCAAGTAACTAACTCTTTCACCGAATCGGGCATGCCTGCGCACGTGACCGAAAAATTTCCGTTCAAGTCCCAAATATATGCCTTGGTGCGCAGATGCTTGGCTCGGGAAAACTCTCCCTCAACCTTCCAATTGCATAGCGCCTTATCGTCGATAGGTATGCCGCTTGGCGTTTCAGTGCCGAGCAAATGCATCGAATCGGTATCGCAGTAAACGAAACGATCGCGATTGTTCATGATAGCGAACAGCAATTCGCGCCTGGCATATGCGGTGCAAAACGTCCCCACAGGCAAATATACTGGGTCTCGGTATTCAGCATCGCCAAGCACGTAATGCACGGTGCCGTCAATCATCACGGGACGTTTCGAAGTAACGTCGGGGTTTGTGGCGAACTTTCCATATAGGTTATTGAGCATCAGTTTCGCTAACTGCCGCATTCCGCCTGTTGATGTTTCCTTCACATGACCCCAATAGTCGATATACGCATCGAACATCCCCCTGCGCTGCTGGAACTTGTATCCGCCAGCGTACTCGATAACATCGATATCGTACATGCGCTGCATAATCTCCCAATCAACCGAAGTAACGGTTATCTCAACTGGCGAAATCGTCTCGCGCACGTATTCATGCTGTCCATAGAACCCCTTGCCTTTGAGCTGAATGCAGGGTATTCCATCCTCTTTGAGAGAGAATTCAACTATCATTCGTTGCACGTAAAGCGGATATTGCTTATCGTATTCGTACTCTCCCTCGAAAAGAATCGGCACGCCGCAGGGGTAGGGATACTTCTTCATGACAGATGGATACATGGAATTGTAATCCACCGAAACGCCAGGCCCCACAACCTTCCCTGCATACTTCGGTTCAACATAGGTAAAACCGCCGCGATACGACTTGCGTATATCCGCGTCGGCTTCGAGCGAAAGCGTTGGAAACCATGCCTTGAATTTCTTCTTTCCGAGCTGCTTCTTGAAGAAGTCGAACGCATTCGCGCCGATGGTCATTTTCTCCAAATCTTGCTTGAAGTTCTGATATAGCGCATGCGCCGGTATCTTCACGTCGTGGCAAATATACTCAATCTCTTCTGGCGTGAGCTTGTGCCCAGGCTCGCGATACGCCCGATAATCGATGCTGCCCTTTTGTTCGGGCGTATTGAAGGTTTTCCCCAATTTGTCCACCGACATGGGAAAAACCTTCAAGCTGTCCTGGTAAATTACGCGCTGCCCGTTTAGGAAATGAATCTCGATTTGATAGAATTTTCCCTTGTTCGAAATTAGGGACGTGAATTCTCCGCATCGAGGGTATTCAGGCACCCACTCGTAGCCGCAGCGCATGAGATAGTCTATAATGAATTTTCCATCGAACCCGAGGTTGTGAAACCAGGCCACGGAGCACTCTCCTCGGGATAGCCAATTCATGAAAGACTTAATCGAATTGCCATATTTTATGTTGTCTGGATTAGAGACCTCGCAGACGGCCCAGGCCCAAACGCGGCAGTCGTTTGGGTCTGTCGTTGTCTCGAAGTCGGCGGTAAATACGGAAGGCATGGCTAAATGATATTCGAACTACGAACCTGAACCATTTTCTTGGCTACACGCTTCATAGCTGCGAGCTCGCGTTTCTGCCTGGTCTTGTCTAAACCTGCAATAACTTTAAGCTCGTCGTAGCCGCCGCCAATGGCGTGTGCCTTATATAGATAAGACCGTATATCGTCGAACGTATCGCTGCTCATAGGACAAACACGAGTTCCAGGCTCGCGCGACGCAGCCGACACATACTCGACGGACATAAGCTCCCACACTGGCAAGACAGAGGATGCTATATCGAACTGGTCAGGGGTCATATTTCGAACCAGCTCGCTCAAATCGGATAACCCAAGCGTATCGAGCATCGTCATCATATTCCTCTTCTGAATCTTGCGATAATAGGCGAACTTATGCTTATTTCGAGCTTCGAAATTCTTAACACGCCGCTTGGCTACAGCCAACGAACGCGGTTCTGTTATTTTATCCACGTCGATAGGCGTCAACAAACCGCCAATAGATTCCTGATGGGCCAAAAGCCCCTTCTGGTGCGCACGGTACTGCTCCCACAAGTCTGGCGCAATGCCTTGTATGCGCTTAGTCTCGCTCGCAACGAACTTGTTGTGGGCCTTGATAAGCTTGCGCGACTGGGTGATGTATGACTTTGGAACAACATCTCCAGAAGCCGAGCCGACATAAGCGCCCTTCTTGTTGAAACGGTCGAGCTGCTTGGCATAGCGCCTACGCTGAGCAGGCGTCATGGCCTTTACGCTGCCCCATGATTCGCGGGGCGATACCTTGTCGATACTCTTCTGTGACGCGCCCTGCTTGCGCAGTCGGTATTCCTTATCGCGCGTTCGCTTCTGCAATGTTCTGATATCATCCAAGCTTACGTCAACTGTATTCGCCATAGGTATCGCCCCTCGGACTAAAAGGGCTGCTATCTGCAGCCCTTCAACTCTCCAACCTTTGGTGCCGTTATGTTACTGAACCACGCTGAAATACTTCAAGGAACGGCCGCCCTGGAGCTGTTTCGTGCCGAACTCGATGGTAATGAGCTCGTCCGCGAAGTCCTCTCCGAAAGCTGCCACGAGGTTTTCAGCCGAACGCGCGATGCCGTCAGACTGCGAGAAATACGCGCCGTCTTCGGTTATGAAAGTGGTGAACTTGGCAGGGGATACTTCGCCAGTCATAGCGTCAACGCGAGAGCCAGACTGAACGATAACGCCCTGCAGCGTAAGGCGATCAATGTGGGAATCATTGAGCGATTCGGCGCTGTTGAGCGCGTTGAAAAGCTTCACCTTGCCCATACGTGACTGAGTGTCGAACGCGAGCGCGGAACAGGTAGTTTCGCGAGTGGTTTCGATAGCGGTGGTTTCGTTTGCGAGGGTAATTTCTTCTGCCATGATTGTTTCTCCTTTACTTTACTTCATGGGCTGTTGCGATGAACTCTTCCACAGACATTTCGTACACGTGGGTTTCTTTGTCGATTTTGTTGATAACAATCGACTGGTTGTGCCACTTCTTGCGAAGAATGACACTTGCCTTATTGCAGGATACGTCTTGGGGAATCACATCAACGAAATCTTCGAATTCCCCGTACTCGTTGACGCACTGGCCTAGGCACGCGCTTGTTGTGATGGTACGTTTGATTTTGTTTACGTATGGCATTGGGTTTCCTCCCTTCGGGTGCTGTTGGGGTGTTTCGCTTGCAGCGGCATTGTCTCATGTGGTCGGGGAGGGTGTCAAGTGAGAATTTTAGAAAATTTTGAGCCGGTGCTGATAGGTTGATAGCTTGCTAGCTCGCATGTGATTGTATAGGGTTGGTTTTGAGCTGTATGGATACACCGTAGCGGGTAGAGTAACATACGGGAGGG